TCTTGAGTTTGTAGACCAAACAATGCCTTTTGTCATTGGTACATCAAGAGCATAAGCTTTAAGACTTAGTGATACGGGTCGTGCGCTATGTGTTGTTCCTACGCTACCAGAACCAAAAGCATCCATCGCATATACACGAATATAGTAATCAACTTCAGAGTTGAGATCCAAAATTGTTAAAATTGTATTTTTAATGTTATTGTATTGTTTAACTGGTGGATTTTCTGTGTCGCAAACCACGACATAGGAAATTGCATCTGGATTACTAGACCATGCAATTTCTAGACCATTAAGCACTGGCGTAATACTAGAAATGGTTACGGCACTAGGTTGAGGTTTTACTACAACAAAGTATTTTACAGCACTTTGTCCTAGAGTATCATAAACAGTTAGCTTAAAGTATCTTTGTCTTCTTGGTATAACAGCATCATCACTTTTATTCATTTCAAAAGTGTATCTGTACTGATTCTCAGCTACATTGTTAACTGTTCTTATTAAATTTAGGTAACTGCTATCACTATAAACTTGAAGAGTTTGTCTATCTATACGAGTATTAGAATCTATTGACCATCTCATTATGAAATCACCAGCGATGGTTACAATAGTTTCATCTATAGTTATTTCTATGCCTGTGTATGAATCACTTATGGAATCTGCGTTTGCAGAGTATTGTTTTGAGGTATCTCTAGCCTTTAGGTAGTACGTTCTGCCTGCTGCGACAGGACTATAGTTCACAACCAAAGAACGTGTTCTTGTTACAAGATTAATGCTGCTACCAAAGTTTGTATCAGTCCTGATTTCATAAAAGTCTAGATCAGGATCAGGAATAGCGTTTATGACAAACTTGATAGCAGTTTTTCCAAAAACAGTATTTATATGATCGAAGGTTGCATCACTTGGAGGACCGCTCTTTCCTATTACTGTGTGAGTTACAATCTCACACCATTGTCCCTGGCGGTTGTCAGTATAAACATATCGAAAACGAAGATCATAGGTTTCACCATCTTCAATATCTGTAATACTTACCTCTGTAGCGTTATCAGGGATAAGTGGAAGCGTTCTCCAAAATGCTCCACCGTTGACACGATACTGTCCCTCAATATGTTGAATCTTATGGAGGTCTCTGTTGCTGACATACTCGAAAGTAACAAGCATTCTAGATGCTAAGCTACCATCAGGCTGTCGAAGTAAAATGTTTGCATCTGATTGTACAGATTTTATGATCGGCACGTATGTTCCAAGCGGGCTTGAGATATGAGTGTTAAACTCTGGGATTGTGCCTGTATCAGAATTGTAAATAGCAGGCGAATAATCAACAAGCTCCAGTGTAGCTGAAAGATCCGGCCCAGGCTTTATGGATTTTACTAAGCATTCAACGCTATCTTCATTAACAACCCCGAAAGTACAGAGATCACCAACCTGTGGACCTGTAGAGGTTAATACAGGAGTGGTAAAATTAAGATCAGTTACATTACTCGCTAAGAATGTTTGTAATTCAATGATATCTGGTCCTACTCCTGGAGTGTTAGTGAGGTAAAGTCTCCAGTAAGGATGAGAACCTTTCTCTGACCAACGACAAAGATTCCAGCCTTCAGCAGAAGGAGAAAAGTTACTGTAAGCGATATACCAGTCGGTTCCATTGTCTGAAAACTCAACATTAAACACTCCGTTGTAGCCAGCCGATTGTAAGTACAGATAAAACGAGCCATATGCTTTTGGTACATCAGGAGTTATTAATAGGTATGCGCCAGCTTCTGAGGTATTTGTGTTAAAGCCAACTGTTGAAAGGTTATTATCAACACATTGAACGGCGCTGAAGCTTCCTAAGCCATTATGAGAAAGCATGGAAGAAGTTGGATCTTCCTGCATCCCGGAGTAATCAGTAACCTCATGAACTTGGATAGAACCATCTGCTAAGCGAACTCGAAGAACATGAGTTTTTCCTTCACTAAAGGTTACAAAGTCGCTAAGAATGACTCCTGTTGTGTAAGAACCAGACGTTTTTAAAGCCTTTATCCTACCACTTCCAAGCCCCCATTTGGTAATATCATGATTAACTCTAACAAGATCCCCTCTAGTACATCGAAGGTTTTCAACATCTGTCGTTATGGAATAAGTCTCGGGACGGAGCCTAAGCTGGGCAAGATGGTATCTTCCATGTTTCCATGCAAGTGATGAGCTTGTAATTCCTGGAAGCTGGAGTTCTTCAAAGATAGATGCATTTGCTTCTGTATATCCATCATCATAAACTATACGCTCATCAGTCAACCAATCCTTATCTTGATTAGGGAAGGTTACTCTAAAAGCGTGCGGAAGGTCTATAAATTTCTTGGTAGCGCTAAAATCTCGTGAATTGTCAGGCGTAAAGATTTGAGCAACTGTGGAACGTTCTTTATCTATGATAATTGAGATTTGTCCATCTTTATGTGTCATGGATGCTCTGCCAGCGGCAGCTATTAAGTTCGCAGTATCATAAACACTCTTTCTTCCGTCAAGGTACATATTAAAAGTGAAACCATTATCTTTACAATACTCATGCCATTCTTGGATTTCTTCAAGGTTAAGCCTGCTATCAGCTATAGCTTTTTTATTAAAAGGCCCTTGAAAAATTGCTCTAAAGAGATCTGCTGGATTATTAGTTGGTACAGGTTCTGTTGACCACTCTTCTGCTGTAGCATTCCAGGACTTGAAAAGAGATGTTGCTACACAGTTAAAGTTTGAGATAACCCCATTTAAGTTATCTGATGCCTTTATACGCATCTCAAAAAATGAAAGACCAGCTTTTTGAACAGGCTTTACGTTTCTTATTGTACGAAGAGCTGTCCAAGTAATTTTATCTATAATTCTGTCATTATCAGTATCTTCTGAAAGGCGAGCCACAGAAATTTCATATTGTCCTTTACTGGGAAGACCTACATAGAATGTGCTTCGTATTGCAGATGTTTCTTTTCCTCCCATAACATGCCTATTTTTTAAGGTGCCAGCAGCTATATTAACAAATTGATTTGGAGGGTCATTTGGAGTAACAAGAAAATCTGATGGGTCTTCTGTTTGTAACTGGCCATCTCTTATGTTTGTAATTCTATTAGCGGTAATACCTTCATCTGTGGAAACTGATAGAACACCACAAATAAGAACTGCCCACTCTGGTAAGTCAGGGCAATGTCTTTTAGCCGCTTTTTCTGTTGAGAAGCCTGTCGAAAAAGGGTAACCAAAGTAAGGATCTACATATTTAAAGGATCTTGTAGTGATAATTTCACCAGTAGTCTTATTTATGCCTATTTTTATATAACTATAACCAGTATGTGGTGTAGGTGTATAGGGATCACCTTCGTGGGTATAGTATGGACCAGTTCTATCAATATACAAAGAAGTTGCAGGTATTTCCTGCGACGCATTGCCTATAGACCAGGTACTAGTTCCTACTTTTCTATACTTAATCTCAAGATCAACAGATATTCCTGTCTTAGAGCCATCACCATGGATGTGTACTAGACCAGCTAAGGCTGAAAGATCTAGACTTACTGCATCTGCATCAGGTCCTGTAGTTAAAATGTGAGGACCTGTAGACTGTTCAAGTAAAATATTTAAGCTTTCCTCTTCAATATCATTGGTAAACCACTTAAAGTTGTCAGTTTCAGGATTAAACTCGGAATAAAACTCAAAATTAACTCTAGTTTCTTGATTGCTACCCTCAGTAACATTATAACTGTTTATGTCAGTATCGCCTATTTTTGGATCTTCTATCTTCATTGGCCCATAGCCAAGACAAAAAAGCAGTCGTAGGTATTGATCATTACCAACTATTTCTGTATATGGTTGTGCTCCATAGGGAGGAAATATCTTATGGTGTCCTAAAAGAAGAGGTACTGGTTGCCAAAGATTAGCTGTATTTTTTGCAGCTTCAAGACCAAAGCTTTGGCTTGATTCTGAACTATCATTATCTCGTTCTGGTTTTGGTGGAGGACAGATTGCATTTACAAGCATCATTCCACCATACATATAAGCGGCGGAGAAAGCCATAGTACCATACTTAACAAAAGCAGCTGAGCCTAAAAGTGAACCTAAAGGTTGTGCGGTAAGATATCCAGCGCCTAAGAAACCACCTGCCCCCCATGAAAGAGCAATAACAGCCATCGTAAGGACTATTCGGAGAACATCTTTTCCGCCCCCACCGCGTCCTGTTGGAACAGCTAGAACTTTTATTTGATCTCCAGGGACAGGATAGAAAGTTTCCCAGTCCTCCCTAGGAATAGGAACATCATTTACAAGAATGATAGCGTCTGTGCCAGGGTAAAAGGTTATTCCTGTGGAATCTACAGTATCAATAAGGTTTTTTCCAGCTAGGCCGTAACTGAATATGGGAACTTTCTCGAAAGGATGACGCTTTGCTTCAACATTTATACCTTTATCTATGACCATAGGAAGATTTTTTATCATCTTATACCCTCTTTATAACGATAGAAACCTAGTACCCTGTGACGCCATTGAGCACTTGTGTAATTTTCAATAGTTGTGTTAGATCCCTTAAAGACATGTATCATTTTTCTCTTTTCAATGACAACACCAATATGCATGGGAATACCCAAAATGCGAAGCAAAATTATATCAAATGGCTGCTCTTTTCCTGAAGGAATAGCTTCCCACTTCATTTTTTGAAACTCAATAATGGCGGCTATTTCTTCACGGGTTTCTGAGGTAGAATAAGAATCGGTAAAAGAAGGAAGGATTATTCCTAACTCTTCTTTGTATATATGCCTAGCAAGACCCCAACAATCAAAACCTTTTTCTGTTCGGCCCTTGTCTGCATATTTTAAGCCTACGTATTTAGAAAAGACCTGGGAACTGTGAAGGCACAAAAGAATCTCCTTGTACCGGTTCTGTCAGAAAATCTTCAATGGAAATATCACCAGTTATTGTAAGAGCATTGTAATCAACTGTTACAAGTTTAAAACCCTCAAACGCTATCTCAATTACATCAGGATTACTGGCAAGAACCAGTTTAACATTTATTACTGGGCTGGAAGTCATTTTACGAATCGCATCAGTAAGATCACGACTCACGTTACCTATTATTATTTTTGCTTTTGAGACAGATTCTGCTACATCATCAGGCAGGGTAATGTCAAAAGGATAGTAAACATAAAGATTTCCTCCACTGGTTATATTGCTTCCACCAGAGCAAACACGAATATCATCTGGAAGTGTTGGGTGTGAAATCTCTATAAGAAGAATAAAAACTTCTTCTGTTTGCTGTGAGAAAATAGCTTCTCGAAAGGTAACTGAACCTGTTCTCATGGTAAAATCTCCACTGTTAAGTTAACACTAAAGAATCCGCCTCCTATGGGAGTAACTTTAACAGGAGGGACAATGTTAAACTGAATAGAAGTTCCGTGAATAGGATGAGTCCAGTCTACAGGAAGTGCTCCTTCTGCAAGATCTACTTTGTAGAAAGTAGTAAAGTAGCCGAGTTCGGCTTTGGTAAAAATAAAAGGAAAAGTAGCTTTGTTGACATTAGCTTGAGTTCGTCTACGTACTTTAGGTGGACCTTTATCCATCTCTGTACGAAGAAGATTATCAGCAAAAGTTTCCTCATAACCACTTTCAATTGGTTCATCTGGAAGCGTAGAGGGCCAGTCAGGCATGTTACCTCCCTATCATAGCAGGTGTAAGACCATAAACATTACCAAGGACAGCCTTACCCTTTCCTGTCGCTAAAGACTGAGCTATTATGTTTTCAATAAATACGTCAATTCTTTCGCCTCCGTTACTGTTTGGAGAGCGTTTTACCTGAGTTCCTGGAGGAGCATTATGAATATGTACCTCGACTTTGCCAGAATCTTGGCCTAGAGGAGAAACTTTTTCAGGTCCATTTTCACCAAGCTCATAAGCTTTTCCAGAGTAAAGTCCTATTCCGTGGACAGGCTCCTGGAGGATTCCACCATCTGCAAAACTAAGTTTAGGAAACCAGGAAGTTGCCATAAAAGCTTCTGCAATAGGCTTTGTTATGCTCATTCTTATAAGAATACGGTTAAGATCGCTAAGGATAGAAACAGCCATATCACGAAAGCTAATTTTTCCTGTTTCAGCCATCTTAACGATAGCATCCTCGATAGAAGTAAAAACGTTTACAACAGCATCTTTGAAGGCTTCAAAAGTATTATATCTAGTGATTTCATCAAAAGCTGCTGCTGTTGCTTGTTTCCAGTTTCCAGTGCTTCTTGCGGTATCATTAATCGTGTTCTTGAAGTCGTTTAAGGCTTTTTGACCTTCTTTTGTTACTGGAGAAATATCAGATATTTTCTTTTTAAAGTCTTCAAATAATTTTTGAGCCTCAATATTATATTCTTTAGTTCCTTCGCCATAAAGACGCTTCAATTTTTCAATGCTAGCTTCAAACTCTTCACTATATCTATTAATCTTAGCGATAGCGACATTGTCAAAAAGCCCATCTAAGTTTTCTTTAAGTTGTTCTGCTTTTTCTCGAAGATCAGCCATATGAAGACCTAAAGTCTCCATTAATATAAAATCTCCACTATCTGCGGCAATTAACCAAGCCTGTTGTATCTCTGCAAGTTGGTCATTTACATCGGCTAAGTTTTTTACGAGTTCCTTTTCAGCAGAATCATAAACCCTAAAGGCGTTTTCAACCTCACCACTTTTAGCATAAGATTGCAGATTTTTAAAAAGGCTTGTCTGTGCTTTATCCAACTCTTCAGCCATTTCTTTAGCTTCTGCAAGAGTATTAACAAAACGTAATCTGTCGTCTAACGCACCACTTTCTTTAAAAAGACGATTAGGATCAAAGACTTTGTTAAAAATGTCTACAATGCCCTCTAGCATGTTAGTGAAATTACCTAAAAAGTTTTCTTTGTAAGTATCAGCAAATTCTTTATCAACACCCCGAAGACCACTTCTGGAAGTCTCAAGAATGGACTTTGCTCTCATTGATTCAATTTCTAAAGACATCTTTTTTGCACTAACTTTAAGCATTGCCCATAAAGTCTTTAGTTTTTCTGAGCCACTTGCTGCATTCATAAATTGTTTTGAAAGTTCTTCATGAGCTTTTGCACTTAAAATTTCAGCATCAGTAAACTCTCTTATAGATTTTTTAGTTTTATCCATGTTGTCAGACATACCTTTAAATGCTGTTTGCATAAAAACAAAGCCAGAATATAATGCAAGAACAGGAATTATTAAAGTTAAGAATCTTCTAGTCACGATTAAAAGCTTTGGTAATAGGGATATAAGGATGCTATTTAGTGTTAAAAAAGCTTTACCAAGAAGCTTTATTGCTCCAGTAGTTAAGGCTATGGCTTCATACATAAGAAAATACTTAACAACCTTTTTCGCGGTCTCGCTGAAGTTATCGTAAACAGTTGCTAAAGCAGCAACACTTTTTATAACCTTTTCAAAAGATGTAAGAACTAGGTCTAAAGCCTTTGCAAGAGTTTCCATAAGAATCGTCATTCTCATGAAGTCTTTATTATTCGCAAGATCCTTAAAGCCCTTGTTCCAGTCCATAGCATGTTGAGCAAACACACTCGCAAAAATATTACCTACACCTGCTTGCCTGCTTGCCTGCTGAACACTAACAGTAAGCACCCTACGAATGCTTTTCTTCCAAACAGCCATAGCTGCGCTAACATCAGTAGTCATGATAAGGTAGCGAATGTTTTTATAGTGATCATGTACCTTATCAAGAATCTTTTCAAAAACTTCGGTGCTATTGGTCATTTTCTTTAAAGCATCAATTTCTTCATCCGAGATAATTCTGAAATTAATCAAAGATCGCAAAAGAACATTGTTTGCTCTTTCATAGCCAGTCATTAAGCCAGTTATTTCTGAACGAAGCTGAGTTGCGGTGGAGCCTGTAGTTTTTGCGATAAGGGTGGTGAAGTCAACGAAAGAAGCAAACTTCTCCATCATGTCACCACCAAGAACAACACCATGCTGATAAACTTCATCTAGGGCTGTGCTAAGTTCTTGTATGGAAGAAACTGAGGTAATGCTAGCCTCAGCAAGGGCATCAACAGTTCCGGCAGAAGCTTTAAAAGCCCGCTGAAATTGTATCTGCCCTTGAGAGGCCATGACGGTGAACATAGCAAGTTTGGACTGGAGAGAAACAAGTTCACCGGAGTCTTTGATTGCTTGAACAATAGTCTCAGAGGTATGAGAAAGAAGGTTCTCGAAAGCATTCATTGCTCGATAAGCAACAGTAAATCCAATAGCGACTGCACCAAAACGTTGCCACCAAGCATCTAAGATGCTGGAGTAGTCTTTAGCTGCTCTTACTCCTTGTCTTGTTTTTTCAGTGAAAACACCAAGGCCATTTGAAACTTTTTGCTGAGAAGCCGCGATCTTATTATTAGTATCAGCCATAGCTCCCATAGACATTTTATTAATGCTATTGCTGATCTCTTCTAGCGTATTGGCTATAGACTTTAGGCTTGTATTAACTGCTTCAGCATTAGTTTCAAAGCGAAGTTCAAACTCGTTCATTTAAGCATCCTCATAGCTTTTGCAAGTTCCCTTTTATAAAAACCTTCTGTGTAATGCCCATGAACTTTTAACAAGCTTTCGAGTTCTTCCTTTCCAGCATCGTTAAACAGTAATGATAATGCTACCGTTTGCAATGCTCGTTGTCTTAAAGCTTCATGATAAAGAATCCTAAGTTTTGTTCTAGGAAACTTCATCGCCCTCTCAATGTCTATGTTTAAAACTGCCGCTACTGTTCCTGCTTCTTTAAGTTTCTCAATAGATGCTACTGAGAAACTTTTGGGAATAAATTTTCGTTAATCCAAGACATCATCTTTGAAAGAGCTACAACACCGTACTCTTTAAGAAGTTCAACATCACAGCCTATAAGCTTTGCGACAACCTCTCGCTGTTCCTTAATACCTTTGTCTTCCAAGCTGGTAAGCATGTTCTGAACCTCTTCAGAAACATCTTTAACCACAAAGATCTTGTCCTTAATTTTGATTCTTACGGCTTCCTCGTTTAAAACTGCCTCAACATCAAATACTTTTTCAGACATTTTATTCCTCCATTCTTTTTTTATAGCGCTTATTTACACTATTATGAGATAGTATAAATAAGCCCTGCATCATTTCTCTTGAAATGAAAAGTTACATCAAACGTTTGTTGAGTAAAAGTACCAAAACTTAAATTGTCAGGAAAGAAGAGTTTGCAGCTATAAAGTGTTATTACAAAGTTCTCTGTGGTCCCTGTTATGGTGAGGTTGCCATAATCAGTAAATTGTAAACTGTCAATTATGTTGACAGTTGACGAAAGCGAGAAGAGTTTTAAAGTTCCAGTACCACCATAGCATCTACGCTGCATCTTCCCTGAGGAAAGTCCTACGTAAGAATGGTATAGGAGGGCAAGACTTCCACCCCCAGAAGTCTTGCCCAGGTTGTTGGAGTTGTGCTGGATAGTAGCTGGACCGAAAACTATCATTCTTCTGCCGTATCATCCCCGAAGCAAGCGATATTACTATTATCATCCGCATAACCAGTTGCCTCAAAAGCAAGCACACGCTGAGTTTCTTCATCATAGGTAAGCTCAGTGGCGGCACGAATACCAGCCTTGAAAAGGGTGATCCACTTGTTTGCGTCAGTGGTAGGAGCACCATCTTCATAAGGCTTAATCACGATCTTTTTGGCGTTATCCATTAATGATGTGCCTGTGTTTGGTGTAATCAAGACCTTCTTTTTGGTACCATCTTCAATCACAACGCTTTTAGTGATGAAAGCAAAATTCTCGAGCGTGATATCTGCAAGAGAAGCTGTGATTTTTACCTCTGTACCAGTGATGGTTTCACCTTCAGGCGTTTTACCTGACTGATCAGAATGAAGCGTCTGATAAGTCTCACTGATAGAGAGTTTAACTCCACCATGCGTTTTTCCAAGATCATTCAAACTACCTGCACTTCCGTTAACGTCAGTATATAGAATCTGACAAGGCCCAATCTCCAGTGCCATAGTATTTTCCTCCTTTTTAGGGTTATTCTTCTATTTCTTCTTCTTCTTCTTCTTCTTCGTTGTAACTTACGTTTACAATTACCGCATAGATTGTTCTTTTTAAAGGATCTTCACCATAGTAAATTGTGCTAGGTCTTCCTACAACAGACCATCCTGTGCTTAAAAGCCCAGTTTTTCCTTTTAATAAGTTATGTATTGTTTTTGCTGTTGTTTTGGAAGTGTTAGAATTTTTAAAAATGCATAAAATAGTGATTGCGTAATCATCAAAATCTGTATTTCCGCCGTTTACTATCTCCCTAACAACAACACCCTCGAAATCGTCAGTATCGAGAGAATCAAGAAAAAGGTCTACACCCTCTGTTAAGGAAGTTTTTTCTGCTAAAAATTCAGCAATTATCTCATCGACCATTTTCTTGCCAGCCTCCTGATTGACTCAAAACCTACCTTTGCCATTATAGATTGTGTAAGGGTGTAAGATATTTCTTTAGAAACATATGCTTTTTCTCCGAGAACATAAGGAGCGTAATCAAACATTTTATTTCCTGCAGCATCAATATAGTAAACTGTGGCGTTAGGGCCAGCTGGTTTTGGTGTTGTAAATATTATGGTTATGGTATGCCTACCTTCCCTACGAGTAGGTAATGATGGCGGTATGGGAGTAGATATGCCATATATACCAGTTGTCGTTCCTAAATCACTTTCTGCCACTAAAGTATCATCAACATAAGCGAAACCACTATTTACTAGCCTCCCTGTGTCTACAGGCACATAGGGAAGAAGATGCTGTAAAGTCGCCCTTGCCATATCACAAGCTTCGTCGTAACTTGTATCATCTACAAAGTTTCTGCACTTGTTAATAGCATCTCTTAATGGTCGTGCTTTAGGCATAGGTTATTTCCATATGGCTAAATTTCAACGTTACATCATCCCAAAAGCGATCATATCCCTTTATCTCAAAAACTCTTCCGTCATAAGAAAGATAACAGTTCGTAAGGTCAACGTCCTTGAAAATAATGCAAAGGCTTGTGCCTATTTCTGCAACACCTTGAACGCCTCCAGTGAAGGGAGCAAACCTAGAAAAGCCTGTTTTTTCCTCTACATAAGCATCAAAAGAACCCACAAGCGTAGGTGTAGTTTCCTCACGCTTCCAGTTCTTTTCTCGCCTATAAATTTTTACTATTTTGTTTCCTTGGGCCATTTGTACCTATCCAAATCATAATTTGTTTGTATGCCCGGATCGCCACCAAGCCTTCCTGCTTTAAGAGACCTTGCATATTCTTTATACATCTGATCATAAAACTTATACTTAGAGGTTTCTTCTCTGTAAAGAGTGCCCATTCGATAAGTCGCTTTAAACTTCTTCCTAAGAATATTGAAAACGTTCATAGCGGCTTGTCGAACTTGATCATCAGTGAATTTTGCAAGGATAAGGTTAAGTTCATCACTAGTTAGTTCTGCAAGAGCCTGAGAACCTGTTTCTAAAAGAAGGACGCTTTCTTTCATTATAAACCTCGTGGGAGAGGGCGATTAAGCCCCCTCCCAAAGAGTGTTTTATCCAACAACGTTGTCAACAAAGCAGCCAAGATCAGTAGCAACAACCAGAGGTTTCGTCATGATCTTTCCCTCGATGCGTACTGCGTTGTTAAGATGTTCCATGATGATCTTCCTAGTCTGTACAGACTCCCTACGGAAGTTTCGATAAGTCATATGATAGCCGGCTGAGGGCGCAAACTTAGTAGGACGAGGCGGAGTATAGCCCAGGAAGACCTTCTTGGTGAGCATGAAGTCAGTAGCAGTAGTGTTGACTGCGCTAAGGACGGTAAGCTTATCGACCTCAAAGAGCCTTGCGAGCAGATCAGTAGTGATAACCTTATCGTTGGTGGTTTTCATCTTGTCCATAATCTTGGTGTTGGTCTTAAGTGCTTTGAGAACATCCCAGGTAATGATCATCTTGTTCGGCTTATATCCAGTGGTTTTGAGGATGAGTTCCATCCAATCAAGAACATAAGCGACAGGGTCAGCATCGGAAATATCATTAGTGGTAGCATCCCACTGATCATAATCACTATCCGAAAGGTCTATATTGTTCGCCCAAACACCAGTGGCAAGATAAGTGTCGATAAGGTTAGTAAGCAGAACCCTCGAAAGCCGATTCATGACGAAATCAACTGCATCATTTATCGGATCATAGGGGTTGTCATACTCATTCCTATCATCCTCAGTAACATCCTTATGGAAGGCAAATTCCTCGATGGTGTAAGCCTGCTTGTCAGTTGCGAAGTCGTCGCCAGCAGACTCAGTTGCTCCCGACCGTCTGTAAGCGTCTACACTACCAACCTTAAACCAGTCGGATTTATCATACTTTGCCAAATAACCAGTAAGCCGTGTCGTAGGAACCGCAGGGAAGATATCAAAAGCTTCAAGTGGATTATCCACCATGTAGCGATTCGCTACGTTTCTGACATATGCCGGAGCAATTACGTCTGACCAATGTGCCATTTTTTACCTCCTTACAGCAAGTCTACTTTAATCTTTGTGTTCGCCTTAGTGCAAGCCTCTAAAGCAACAGCGCGAACATGGTGAGTGCCAAGAGTGGCTTTAGTAAAAACGCCATCATTTGCAGCGGTTCCGTTAGGGGAACCTGAGCCATTCGGGGTAAGAGGATCGTAGGCAGAAATAGCTCCTACATTACCATCACAGTAAGCTTCGCAATGGCCTCTTACAATAATCTCAGACGGAAGACCTGCCGCTTTTCCGTAATAAACAACTCCCATCGCCATCTGGCCGACCTGAGTGATTACAGCGCCGTCATAACCTACGACTCTGCCCTCCTGCCCTACCAAAGTGACTGAGGGAACTACGTTTCGCTGTTCAGTATACTGTGTCCACATGATTTACCTCCTTATTAGTCGCCCAATGCGGCAGCTGCTTCAGGGTTTCTCTGTGCCCAGATTGAAGCCGCCTGTGCATAGGAAACTTTCTCGTCTTTCATGATTTTTTCAATGCCAGAAACCATTCTCTCTTCGGTTTCCTTGATGACAGCATCATCAGATCCCTTCTTCGCCCCAAGATCTTTGATGGTTTTCTGCATCTGCATGAATCTTTCAGCAATGCTATCAATCTCATCCTTGGAGAGCTTACCGTAAAAGCTCATACAGAAATCAGCTACCTTCTGATCATTGACCTTTGAGAAAATGTCCTTGGACATATTATCTTTCTCAAGAGATTCAATCCGCTTATCCCTTTCAAGAAATTCCTTCCGAATGTCCTCAGAAAGTCCCTGATACTTCTTGTCTTCCTTGACAGTATAAGAATCCTTCTCAAGAACATCATGAGTCTCGCTATTATACACCTTTTCCTTACCATCTTTTGCAATAACAAGATTTTTTGCGGTGTTAATAACTTTCTCGTCCTTGCCAAGGAGTTCCTTGATAAGATCATCTTTCTTGATATGCTGTGTGATAATCTCAAGAACATCCTTTGTGTCGAGCTTAGGTTCAGTTTCCTTCAGTTCCTCTTTGATAACTTCAGGAATATCTGAGTCCTTTACCAACATAGCCAAAAGCTGCAACAGCTTATCCATTTCTAATCCTCCTTTGTCCTTTTGTAAGATAAACTTCTTTTTGTTCTTTGGCCCAGCGGCTAAGCTAACCTCATCAACTCGCATTTTCTTAATTAACTTACCCATGAAACGCCTCCGTTTGTGTATGATTATAATGAAGGACTGAGAGGAAGGTTGTCAAATCAGGTATTTTTGGGGAAATAAAAAAGCCCCAGCACTTACTGGGGCAAAACCTTGAGGAGCCCAGAAAAGATGATTAAGTGTTTATGGAGTCTAGGATATACCCACCCAGGGAAAACCCTTTTATGATACCTTTATCTATTTGTTTTATCAGCCCTTTATCCTTAATAAACCATCGCTGACACCATGTTCCTTTTTTAATCTTTGTTCCCTCTATTTCTGCATCGAAGGGCATTATGTAGCTTTCAGCTAACCATGCTTCCTCAGCAACTATACGTATTGAATGGCGATAGGCAATGTTGTAAAAATCTTTATTGTACACATAGCAAGCATCTTTAACAGCTTCTTCAGTGTACTCATCACCATCAGCATCTTTTTCATTAGGTACAGCAACAATACCGAAAATTTCCCTTACTTCGTTATCTGTTGTCTTTTGAATCATTTGAAAAGGGATATCTTTCTTTACCTCCTCACCAAGGCTTAAAAGTTTCTGTGCTTTTGTCACAACTTCAGGATAGCCATATTTCACACCAGTAACTATAGCAGCTTTAAGAAGCTCCTTTGAAATATTACCCTTTTCGTCTTTAAAAGGAAATAGTCTTTTGTCGTCTTTTACTAAAAGAAAACAATCCTTTGGCATTTGCTTTCTTTTATATTGCGTAGAATAAATATCATACGTCTTCTTTGGGATTGTTAGTTTTCTGCTTAGGTTTGGCATATCTGTCTCCTTCTGTTTTCTCAAAGTCTATATTTAAAAGCTCAAGCATGGCTTTCTCAAGGGTTTCTGTTGGTATAACAGCTCCAACTTTAACAAGATCAGAGATGAATTTACCTATGTTAGAGAGTTCTCCATAGTTAGGTATTCTAAGCTTTATCTTAGGCTGGTTTTTAATACCGTTATATTTACATATCTTTGTGATGACTTGTCTGTTAAAAGTGTTTGCTATTGCTGATGCATAGCTTTCACAAGCACTAATAAAGTTGGTAGCGTGTAGCTGTGTGTTGGCGTTATTGGTAGTAGCGAAAGCACCAAGAGAGATGAAGTTTGCAAGAACGCCCATAGCCATTTCGGTGTTATAACGACCTATAATATGTGTTGTCGGAATCTCTGATCTGTTCTCACCACGAAGGATTTGAAAATCCCACCCATGAGGTTTGACGATACCTTGCTGTTGGTCTTTACGAATGTTAGATACTATATTAACAGCCCAATCAAGAGTTACGGCAACTTCCTCACTAAATGCTGGAGAATCTGGATCAGCCGCAGTAAAGTCAAATCCTTCAGGAGCAGTCATCATGGGAAGACCAGCAAGGTCACGATCAATCCCCATAGCTTCGGTGGCTTCAGTAGAAATCTTGTAGTAATAAGGTTTATAAAGGTGACGGAGAATACTTATCCCAAAAGGACTGCGATTCTCTGTAAAGAACATATGATGAACACATTTTGAATAGGGGATTTCTGCTACGCCAGCACCATGATACTGAACAACGTTACCATTAGCATCATTTATGTAATTTATGGTAGGCTGATAGCGAGGTTCAATGTCAATAAGACGAGCACCGAAACCATCAGGCTCCCATATTTCTTCTCCTAAATAATACCCGAAATAAAGGGCAGATGTAAACTCGTCTATGATTCTCGAAAAGCCATGAGTAGTGTTTTCAAGCATTTCTTGAACAACTTTTGCCTCAGGACCCTCGAAATCATAAATGAGCCTTTTTAACGTTGCAGAAAGTAAAAGGACCAGACCACCTACGACAGGATCATTCTTCCTCATTTTATCGTATACTTTAAGACCCTCCGGTGGCATTAGCTCATGCATAGGCTCTAAAAGGGGTAGGCCAGTTTTAAGAGGATCTATTCCTAAATCTCCCATAACTCCAGGACGAGGTTTATTAACGGTTAACATAGGGCGTGTTGCTTTAGACACAGTTCCTTTTTGAAGAATATTATCCATTTCTTTATAAACAGTTGGCTGTTTCCATAACTTAAATATATTCATCTTTTTACTCCTAGCAAGTTGTAATTTGCAAATATCTAATGTACAAACCTTGTAAACTTACCATAAATTGTATCATGTCTTTGTGGTTTCATTAGACTTAAAAATAATGATCTTGAGCTTTTTGGTATATAACCATTCTGACATCTTACCGAAAAACTATCCACAATACAAGATAACATTAAAGCATCAGCATGGTCCGGTGAGAAACCAATACGACCAATCAAACGTTTTTTAGGTTCTAATGCTATTTTTTCTTTTGAGAAGTCATATCGAATATTTACAAGCTCTTTCTTAAGCTCTTTAGGGGGAGGATAGGGGAAATGCAAGTCAGCAAAAGATTTCTTGAGCTTATCATAACCTTCACTACGCTTGCTGTCGTACATTTCCTCATGAAAGGCTTTCTCAGAACCTATGAAACCAATCACAGGAAACATATTCTTTTTAACAAGATTATCATAAACACCTGCACCAATACCAATGGCGTCAATAATTGCACAAAAATCTTTTCCTAGATACCTAGACTGATAAATACTTATAACCTTGTCCACAACCATGTTTGTATCGTTTGTTTTAAAGTATTCCCATAGAACAATAGAGTTTCCGATACGATGGCAAAAGATAGTTTGGTCTTCACCTCCTCGAGAAACATCAACAGCAAGAATACAACGACCAGTCATGACTTCTCTGTTATTTCTTGTAACCTCATCATAAAGCTCAGCAGTTACAACAACAGAATCATCACCTCCAATGGGCAGGCCAAGAACTTTGGCTTTGTACATTGGAGAATCCTTGCCGTAACGATTGATGATTCTTTCCTCGAAAGAGGGATCAACAAGAGGGCTTCGCCTAGAATCGAAAAAGACTACTTTAAAGTTCTTACCTTTTCCTTCAGGATCGGAAATAGTATCATAGTAATAACCGCCGCTAGAAACAGGGTTTGAAATTAGAAGGATCATAGCGTTGGCTTTCGTCATTGCGCCATCAAGAGCTGTAAACACAGGATCAGGCACGCCAGAAGCTTCATCAACAATGATTAGAAGATGAGGAGCATGAAAACCCGCTAAGGTATCATTAAGCTGTCTACCATCCCTAGGAACAGTCCTTGCGGTAGCATACCATTCTTTAAATCCTTTAACGTAAAGGTATTCAGATTGAAGATCAAAAATAGGCTTTAATTTGCAACGATTAAGCCAAGTATGAATTTCACTCCAAAGAACATCTTTTAACTGCTTACCGGACGGGGCAGTAGTTGGAACTTTAGCATGTGGATGTGTTGAAAGGAACCATAAAGTAAGAAGGGCGGCACAAGCTGATTTGCCTGTACCACCCCCTGAGGATACACAGAAGTTTTTATGTTCTACAAGGCCATATCCTATCTCTTTCTGCTGGTCAGTAAGTCCTTGATGACTAAGCCCTGTAAAGTCAATAAAGTCCTCGACCCAACCAGCAAAGTCGTTTCCGTACTTTTCATGTAGGGCTGTACATATTTTAAGTATTTTGTCTTGTTCACGACTTAGTTCCATCCTTTGATTTTACAAGGGAGTTCAAGAAACCGTCAAGGCCATCATTGTCATCACCGCCACCACGTTTAGATGTGGCCACTGATATCAAAGCTCTACATGCAGCAATAATGTCTTTATTATCCTCTGCTGTCTCGACTATGGTCGTCAACTTAGATATCGAAACAGAAAGGCCCTGCTTTTTAACTAGAGACTCTTGTCGGTTACTTTCAGCCTCTACAAAAGTTTCAAACTCTTCCTCAAATTCAGGATTTAAAGCAAAGAGAAGATCGAAAGTATTCTGAGCAAGGTTTAGTTCATAGGCTATTGTTGAAAAAGGAAGACCAACTAAGAAGCGTTTTGCTATATATCTCTTTAACCTGCTGTCATTTTGATAAGCAGTCTGAAAATCTTCAAAACTGTCATATTTAAACATCTTCTTCCTCCATGTTGTAGTTAAGAAGAACATTTAGAACACGTTCAGCGACAACAAATTTATTACGACCTAGTTCACGCCACTTTTCTTTCTCGTACTGCATACGTTCACAAAGGGTTCCTGCAAGGTCAGGAATATAACAGAAAACGCTACAGTCCCTCATCAGGTCCAAAAAGATATTATCAATCCACCATTTTATATCTTTTGGTAGTCTAGGATCTTTTAAAAAATCCACATAGAAGAGGGTAGGGCAGATTGGTATCATCTTTGCCACTATAACACGGCGACATATGAGTTCAAGATCAGTCCTATGCTTTGTAACAACAGCATGATTTCTTGACTCATATGGTCCCGTGACATATACTTTTTTCATCTTCATACAGTAAACTCAGCCGCTATCTCCGAATCAAGTTTTTCTATGATGCTTGCTATAACTTTAACTTTGCCAAGTATCCTTGCCTCAGAGATTATCAAGTCTTTGTTATCTCTAGAGAATTTTATTTTAACATTCTCCGTGGAGGGGATAATGTAGATTTTTATGTTCTTTGACCACTTTGAAATGATGGAAAAGAACTCTTCCGCTGTTTCTGAGGTTCCCATCGCGTAACGAAGCTGATCATTATTGATACCAAAGAGATTCCAAGCATAAACCTTCCAGTTTGAGAAATCATCAGTTGTATCAAGATTGTTCCTTATGAGATCCCTTATTAGTTCGCTTCTTCCCACACCTTTTCGCTTTGCTACTTCATCAAGTTTCTTTACCATGGACTCGCTGGCTTTAAATCCAATAAAAGGCATATCATCCTCCATTATGCTTTATTTTTTTCAATATCTTTCGTTTCCTTTCTCCTATCTCTAATTTCGCATACTCCATGTCAACCAAGGTTTGTATTATTTGTCTAAATTCATTTTCATCTATATCGACATAAAACATATGTAAAAGGTCTTTTACCAATATCCCATTTTCATTTGAATCAAGTATGGTTTGAACACGAAATATGTATTGTGATAGCTTATTGCCACCAGCAATGAGAAATGCCATACGCATCATCTTTTCAGTACGTTCAAACAATTTCATTGCACGTTCAAAATCTTTTATGGTAACAGAATATCGAAGGTCGCCAAGAGCCATTAACGAAGCGACTTTCAATAAATGTACCTTTGTTTTTCTTTCTAAATAACTAGCTATACGATAATCTTCAGTAGGTAATATATATTGTTCTCTATACCACGCATTGAAAAAATTTCGTGCGTCTTCTTCAACCTTCATCGGTCCATATAACTCAGACAAGGACATAAGGATTTCAAGGCATTCTTGCCTTGCATTTATCTGTTCTTTGGTTAAAATAGGCTCAGGAAAACAACCTCGCTTACGGTCTAAGTAAACGAGAATACATCGTGCTAGAAAGCCTGTAGCTCCCATATCAGTGGCTAATCCAGGACCGAACCACTGAGGAACGGCGGCGGAAATGAGATTGAAGTAAGGGTTAGTTATTTCATATTCTCCTGAGTTTTTTGTTTTGTAAACATAGGCTTCATCCTTACTGTATATATCCACAAGAAACTTTACCATATCAAGGCCGGATGAAAGAAGAACATTAAGCTCATCACTAGAATAGGTTACACTTGAGTGAGGAAACGTGGAAGAATCATCAATTTTATATTCTTTCATAGAAGAACTCATCTCGACTATTATCTTTTCTTTTAAAACTGATCCCTCAAGAACGGTATAACCAGCATCACGAAGCATTTTTGCTCCTAGATCTAAAGATGAACTTTTTGAACACGTTCCAGCAGGACTTATAAGAATAATATAAAGGTTAAGAAAGAGTTTAAAATACCCTCTATCTAGCCATATTCGTTTTTCTGCCGCTCCTGCTAAAACAGATAAACCAGTCCAAACATGAAAAAGCTCGGGTGTTTCATTCCCCTGTGTGTAGTAAACGTAGCGATCAAGAAATTTGCAGTAGGTCATTAGTTTATCCATTTAGAAATGTATCTTTGTTCTTCTCTCTTTGATCTCCTCTCCTCAATAAGAGCTTTTTGTTCTTGAACGCTATCATAAATACGTTCTACATCATCTAAGGTTTTAACCTCCTGAAGTTTTCCCCAACAATAACCAATTTTAAAATCACAAGGAATAACTAATTTGATCCCAAAAACATCTATTTCTTGTTCAGTTATTTCCTTCATTCGTTTCATTACTTTATAAATCGTGTTCAAATCATCATCGACAGAATCTAGGGAAGAGTCATGAACTTGAAGAAGAAAATCTGCTTCTGGAACCTCATCATGACAACGAATAATAGATTGGTTCATGTACGAAACTGAGGTTGATTGAGGAACAGCAGCAGTTGCTTTACGAATAGTATCTTCAGAGATTGGACCAAAAAACTGAATCTTTCTTCCGAAAGGAGTTTCAAAAAGTTTTGTCTTTTCTAATTGCTTACGAACAGCCTTATGCCATTCTTCAAGAGAAGGATGGAGTTTATGGTATCCAGACATAAGACGTGACGCTTCACTTTTTGAAGTCTTTAAAAGAGTGCTCATAAGCTTGACTCCAAGTAAGTAATGCGTTCCATGAGCAATCTTCTTTGCTGTCTGACGGTGTGTTTTGCGATTTACTTTTTCTATGGGAATGTCAAAGAGAAACGCCGCTGTTTCTGAGTGGAGATCCCTTTCATCGAAAGCATGAAGCCATTCAGAATCCTTACAAAGAGCGGCAACAACTCTAGCTTCAGCTTGGCTTAGGTCCCTTTCAATAAGGATCTTCCCTGGGTCTGATATATAGAAGATTCTGACCTCAGATGGCTGGTTTTGGTAGTTATCTCCAGTCCCGAAAATACTCGCTGAGGAGGAGAGACGCCCTGTATAGGTGCCATGGATTTTTAAGGCGTATCGAACTCGTCCGTCTTCATTTACCTTCAACTTGTAAAACTTACTCATTGTCTTGTATTCTTTTAGCTTTGAGATAAGTTGAAGCCTTTGTGAGTACGGAGTAGGAAAAGTAGATAAGTAATCAATAGCATCACCATCACTGGTAGGCTTTCCATTCTTTTTTTGAAGGGGCATCTTCCAGTCATCATATATTAGTTTTTTAAGCTGAACATGAGAATTTACATTTACAGGACCTATCGTTTCCTCTTTGATCCTCTCAAGAATATCTATAGCTCTCTCGTTTTTATCAGCAAACTCCTCGACTGCATAAGGGTCAACATCCATGCCACGAAGCATAGCAGAAAGGCAAGGACGGATAAGTTTCATATCAAAATCATAAACTTTTTCTGTTCCCCAGGACTTAAGCTCCTCACCTATTTTGGGATCAATTTCTTTTGTTAAGCAACAATCCTTACCACAATAGATGTAAAACTTTTCCCAGTCAATGTTACCATAAACTTTCTTTATTTCTTTATCTGCATTAAGGGCTTTTCCCTCTCGACCTTCATCTTTCCAATATGGCTCAAAGGTATAAACTGATGAGCAAAAAGCGAGAGATTTAGGAAGGGTTGGATAAGCCGCATGCTGCTTAAGCATGGTATCACAGACAATGTTTTTATAAAGAATGCGATAATAATACGCTCCATGCAGGCAATCGAAAAGGGCATTATGAAATCCTTTAGGGGTTGATGACTTTGCCATTTTTCCTATCGCCCTTAAGACAGAGGGCAGTTTTAGAATTTCTTTTGTAAGGACAAAGGCATGGTCTTCCTCGAAAGCCATACCGTAAGCAGTCATTATCTTTCCTGCGGTTTCAATGTCAATAATAAGAAGGTCGTTGAAGTCGGTAAATTTCTCAAGGAGTGCTATAGCCTCAAAAGGAGATTTTATGATTTCAACATCCCTTCTTGGATAGAATATTTTACTTGTTTCACAATCACTGATAGCTTTTGCTAAATCGTTTACAACTACTGGTTCATATTTTCCGTTACCCCGGATTAGGTATCCAGCATGAAATGTTGAATAAACCTTTAAGTCCTCAACAAGTGAGCAAGGAACCGCTGTTCCACGATACTTTGTTATGCCCGAAAGACCAGTCAGCATTTCAAAGGCTTTTGCTCCCAAGGCTATAACTGTAGTTAATCCTTGCTTCTTCCAGGCTATTAAATCTTTACGAAGCTGCTCACGACCAAACTCAATTTCCTCTTTTGGTAATGTATCATAGACATTTTTAAAAGGTTGGACATGAACAGTATTTGTTATAGGAACAGCATAACGGTCAACTCCAGCTGCTTTAAAAAGCTTGTTCATGTAATACCCTTCAGGCCCTGTAAAGGGTATTCCAGTTTGCATCTCTACTGCTCCTGGAGCCTCAGCAACAATAGCATATTTAAATCTGTTTGAGGTACATTTGAAATCAGGTATATATTGGATTAATTTTTTCATGTTTTTCCTCATAAAATGGCCATAGAACCAATGAAAAAACCGGGTTAATATAAAACCATTGGTGAAAAGGTTCTATGTCATGTCGGTATATATAAAGCCCAGCGAAGGGCATGTTTTAACCCATTATATAATGGATTATTACGTGTTGTCCATTTATACCTTTTTAACACCCTAGTTAATTGTCATTTGCAATTTGCTCGTCTTCTAACGTTTTAAGCCAATCACGACAATAAGTAACTGCCCTATCATAATTTGCTTTGCTTTTCTCACATCCTATGAAAGCACGTTTTGTAAGGTAACAGGCTCTAAGAGCATATGCACTGCCGGCGAAGGTATCACAGACAACATCTCCTGGAAGGGAGAACATTTCCAAAAAGCGGACTCCCAAGCTGTCAGGTTTTTGAGCAATATGGATTCTATCTTTTCCTTTAACTGTGGGGTAAGGGAATACATTTGCTTGCCCTTTGATGGAAAGTTCGGCCCCTGATCCTTTCCATCCAAATACTGCTTGTTCAACTATACTTCCTGGCTTATGGTCTGGATCATTGGAGCGTCCTGAACTGTTAGTTTTGACCCAGAAGAGCGGAGTGTTGGAAATGAAAAATCCTGCCTTTGACATGAGGTCTTTGATAGGCTTTGCAAAATCGAATGAGGTCCATATAATACAGAACTTATTGGGTTTAAGGATTCTGTAATAATGCGGAATGCATTCGGCGATAAGAGACATAATTTCTTTAGGATCGTCCTCGTAGGTATCATAATTTTCTCCTCCTCCAATACCATCATATTCCATGCCAAAGGGAGGATCAGTAAAAACAAGACTACAGCACTCATCATCAAGACTTTCTAAGAAAGGAACAGCTTCCATAAGCTTAAACCCTTTCAAAAGATCGTCCATTCTTAGGCTCATAGATGAAATAACCTTTTTTACCCTTTCACTACGAACAGTTTCAAGAAGCTTTTTTCTTTTTATAGACTCAATAGTATGCATTGCCTCAAAAACAGTTTTGCATTCTTTAACTTCCTCTGGAAACTCCAAGAAAGAAAGCATTCTACTGACATAAGCCTTATCTTTTCCAATGATACGACCAGTATCTTCTAATCTCCAACCCTTCTTTTTGCTTTTTCCTCCAGGAACTGCTACACCATAAACAGAAACGTAACTTGCATGTATATCTCTGACCAGTGAAGCTGCCTCAAGAGGTTTAAAATCTTCCCTCTCGTTGTTTCCTATGAACTGGATTACAAGATCATTGGCAACTTTAAGGTTTTTTCTCTCCATAAAGTGTTCAAATTCTTCAAGTTCTGTATAACCTAAAACCTCGGTTAAGGCACGAAAACGTCTACGCCCTTCGGTAATAATAAATTTATCATCCTGTTGCTCGACAAGGATAGGATAAAGCAATCCGACTTCTTGGATAGAGAGAGCAAGGCTTCCTACATCAGTTGTTTCTTTACGATAATCAGAGGGTATACAAAAATTTTCAATGGGTATTTTTCTCATTGCTGCCTCCAAGAAAAAGGGGGCTCCGAAGAACCCCCTTCAAGATAAATCTACTAGCCGTTGAAGGCTTCCATTGATTTAACCTGGTTGGTCTGGCCGTTACCATCCGTGCGGTCCTTAACCTCCAGGGTAACGGTGGCTTCAGCGCCTTTCAGGTCTTCAGTATCAAGCTCGTTACCAGACTCGACAGCGATAAGCTCAGCATACTGCTTGACCTTCCACTCAACCGACAGAACCACGTTGTCGAAGAAGTTCTTGCCTTCCATCGGGCCATCAATAACTGTCCACTTAACAGACAGCATATCATTGCCCTTTGAAGACTTCTTAAGCTCGACATCCACTATTCGAGCAATGTACGTACCAGCGGGGATCGGCTCAAAGGTTGAACTCACATCTTCCAGATTAAAACCCAAACTAAGTCTTGCCATTGTGTTTCCTCCTAAATGTTTTTTATTTTTGCTACTATCCTTACCTACCTATTCATCTGTGGGGGGTGTCCAGGTAGGTTCAGGAAACTTCCTGCCATAGGCGGTTTCAAAGAACGGACGAAGCTTTGCATACGTGGGATACTGAATGTCAGGAATAAGAGCATAAGATCCAGTATTTGTAACGGGGTCTGGAACGCTTTGCAATGTTCTGATAGCCTTACGATTGTTCCCGCCTCCGCGAAACTCTGTCTTCATATAAAGGTAGTCAGTAACAATTGCAGGAACAGCATAACGCATCTTAGTTGGGATAAGAATAAGCCGCTGTAACGCTCCAGTAGCTTCATCTTTCATATACTCTTCATGGCCTAAGAGAATGACCGTGCATTTGCATGAAGCGGCCTTCAAGAACTCGAAAAGCTCTTTCATCTCCATAACGAAAGTGTTCCAGTCTTGAAGCTGTAAAGGTCTATGACCTGAAGACTTCTCAATTTTTTTCTGTAGAAAGTCAGCAATTCTTGTTAAGTGGTCAAGAACAAGAGTATCGTTTTCAGTGAGTTTGTAAGAAAGGACCTCAGTCATTTTCTTTACTTTCTCCCATCCCGAAAGGTTCCCAAAAGCTTTTCCGCAAAGTTCTGCAAATTCAGGATCGGTAGTTTTTGACTCATCAATACGATACTGCTTAAGGTCGAAATCAAGTTTATACTTTTGTCTTAAGCTTTTAACACTTGCAAGACCATCCTCAGTGCTGATAAAATGACAGTTTCCAAATTGTGACGCAAGCACTGTCTTGCCAACCTTACCAGGACCCCATAAAAGAATTATAGGTTTTCCTGTTGAAACATCATTAAGGCTTCCCATCTTTTTCTCCCTTCACTTTATAAAAGTTAGTTGGAGCTTGTCAGCGTTTCCAGAGAAAGAAACTATTGTCCTCATGAACGAACAGCTTTTGCATGTATGTACAGGAACATCGTTTAAAATTATAGACTTCTTTCCCACGATGATAAGTTCCATCTTGTCTGCAATGGCTGAAATCATCTGTCCTCCACAGAGAGGACATTTTTTATCATTCGCTGTTACCATGCTAAATCCTTTGCTTCTTGGTTTATCTCATACTTTATTTTGATGAGTGTTTGAGCGGTTAAAGCATCAGCTTGACAGATTGGTTTATACGGACAAACATGAAAACGTCCGAAAGCATAGCAAGCTGTGGGGTTCTGAGGCCAAATATTATTTTTTGCACAAAGTTCACAGTAATCAAGCTCTTGCTCTGTTTCTTTCAGCCATAATTCACACTTATCCTTATCAGGTTGATAATAAATCCTTTCAACACTCGTTTTTACAGGATCAAAGAGGTTTATCATGATTCCTTTTGCCTCTGGATAACTTTGCTTTCCTCCTATGTAGTAGGAGATAAATTGATCGTTAGGATCAACTTCAATGAAAAAGCGATTTGTTGTTTTGTTCTCTCCAAACCATAAGACCGAGTCCTTGATGCATCGACTATCTACAACACCTTTCCATACATGTTTTCCAATAGGAAAGGTAAAAGATTCCTCTGAATCTCTGACAATGATCATACCTTTAGTTTTCTTCACATAATCTTTTAGCAAAGCTAGAGCAACAAACTTAGTCTTTTTCCTATCCAAAGGCCATGTTAAACCTTCCAGATAAGCAATGGCAAGGTCTAAGTTGTCAGTTTTATGCCAAATATCAATAGCCTCATGTAAAACTTTCCCGAAGAAAAGGTCTATGCTTTCTCCTCCCTTTAGCACAAGTCCAAGAACGTACTGGTAATAAAACCTACGCTTGCATAATTTGAAAGTGAAGAAGGAGGAGGAACGAACTAGCATCCTAAGCTCCTTTCTTTAGTCCTTTTGCAATTAGAGCATCGAAAGCTTCCATAGAAGCTTTTTCCTTTTTTGACTGTGTTTTACGAGAAGGAGTCTTTGCCTTGATTTCTTGCTCAAACCTTTCAAGCTCCACAGAATTAAGCTTAGTTACAATGGCTTGAATTTCCGCATCATCAAGTTCAGATATATCTTTTCCTTCTAAAAGTTCTTCAAAAGTAGCCATTTAAAAACTCCTTAAAATGCGGGGGATAAGGCCGTTAGACCCTATCCCCCAAGTGAAAGGGAAAAACTATTCGTCGTCTACGTCAAGAGCCTCAAGCTTATCAATAATAGCCTGGAAGTCATTCTTCTTGAAGAGGCCCTGGACTTCCCTCTTAAGCTCAGGATTAAGCGAAAGATCATTAGCCTTATCCATGATAAGATCAAGTGCACGATCCTTCTTACTTCTGGAAGAACCTCCACCAGGACGATAATCCTCAACCAGCTGTTCAACCTCTTCCCTGGACTTGCCCTGCCGGAAACCATCCCTGGCTATTCCCTGCTTCTTTACCTTAAGGCCGCTATTAAGCAGGAACAAAGCGCCTTCCTTGGTGTAAAGCTCAATAGCCTCCTCCAGTGTCGTCGGCAAAGACATAGAAAATTCCCACTGATCACCCTTACTGCTCTTAACAACCTCATTTGATTCACGCATTTTTAACTCCTTTCAAAGATTTTTTGGTCGTTTTGCTTAACCATGTGATTATGTATACGCCATGTTATCGTTTCTTTTGTTCCGTTACCCTTTTCGGTTTGCTAGATGCAAAAGGCACAATGATTGCGTTAGGGTTTCGTATTTTAGCGATTATGGTTTGCGCCAGGTTTCTTCCAAGGGCATTAGAAACTACATCCTCACGCTCAAGCATCTGCTTTTTTGTGGTTATACCAAGGCTTTTTAATACCTGTGCACGCTTTCTGCCTATACCCGGAAGAGAAACTATTTCAAGCATTGTCTCATCACATCCATTTGTTATCATGAGTTGTACATCGTTGAGATAGTTCTTGTTTACGCCAGCTATTGCTAAGGCAGCGATCCATCTTTCAGAATCCATAACAAAAGGAGGAACAATAACTGTAGCTGTTCCATGCAATGTTTTGCCTTTTAGCCAGGAATATAAGCAAGAAGCTAATACTGTTTGCTGCCCATAGTTCATATCAATAACATCATCAAGGTCTTTAGGAACAAAGG